CCAAAAGAATACATCGAAAACATGCTTGAGTGCCTTAACGAAGGCATGAAGCAGATGAAAGAAGAAAGCCGAATCATCATCCCCGTATCTGTATCGCAGAATCACTTGAGAGCTGTTCAATAACATGGTTTTAGCCATCCAAACACCAGAGCAGGTTCAGCAGAATAGAGACGCTGAAGCTAAGCAGACGCACGAGAATGCGAATCCTGCGCTCTACATGCAGCCAGCAGAAGATGCCTTGGCTGGATATGTTCGTAAGTGTTGGTTGGCGGCAAAGAGCCATAAGCAGTCTTCAGGGCTGAATGATCGTTTAGCTGATTGCCTGCGTCGCCGTAAGGGCGAGTACTCTCCGAGCCGATTGACCGAGATCCAGCAAACGGGCGGCTCAGAAATATTTATGCAATTAACCGCGGCTAAGTGTCGTGGCCTGAAAGCATGGCTTGCTGATTTATTTGCTCCAGCCGGTGACCGTCCTTGGGATCTATCCGCGACACCGGTACCAGAGTTACCGCCCGAGATCATTCAACAAATGATTCAAGAGGCTATGGCTGTCATGCAGCAAAGCCAAATCTCGCAGGAGGAGGTACAAGCAACACTATCCAAACACAAAGATCGTTTGCTAACGGAAGCAACCGATGAAGCTCAAAGCCGTATGGACAAAATGGCTGACCTTATCGAAGACGATATGGTTGAAGGCGACTGGGATACCGTATTCGATGCGTTCCTAGATGATTTCGTGACATTTCCTGTTGCCTACGTCAAAGGCGTCGAGTTCACCACCGGTAAGAAACTCCAGTGGGTGCCTGCCGAAAACGGTGGCTTTGCACCACAAACCGAGCGAGTCATTCAGCGTAAATTTCGTCGGGTATCACCGTTCAGAGCTTATCCGGCGCCATCGGCAGACAGCACACTAGATGGCCACTGGTTCATTGAGCACAGAACATTTACTCGTAAAGATCTAAGCGCGATGCGTGGTGCACCTGGTTACCACACTGAAAACATTGCCTTGGTATTGGCTCAATACTCTGCCGGCGGTTTACGCGAATGGGTATGGTCTGACGAAGAGCGTGCAATCCTCAATAACTATTCGATGACCGTCGACAATGGCGACACCATTGATGCGCTTGAGTGGGAAGGCAGCCTGTCAGGCCAGATGCTTCTCGACTGGGGAATGGATCAAAAACAAGTTCCTGACCCACACGACGAGTACCAAGTCAGTATTACCATTGTCGGTAACTTCGTTATTCGAGCAATGATTAGCGCAGATCCAGCGGGCAAGAGTGACATTCACTGCGCTTGCTGGGAAACGGTGCCGGGCTCTTTGCTTGGTAAAGCTCTGCCCGAAACAATGGCCGACTGCCAAGACACCTGTAACGCAGCGGCTCGATCGTTAATCAACAACATGGCGATGTCATCCGGCCCACAAGTTTGGGTCGATATGGGAATGATGGCTGATAACGCTGATGCCTCGGCAATGTGGCCTTGGAAAGTTTGGCATGGTGACTCGAGTGGTAGTGGCAGTAATAACAGCTCACGACCCGGCATCAACTTCTTCCAGCCGCAAAGCAACGCCAATGAATTGATGCAGATTTACGAGCGCTTCAGCAAATACGCTGACGAGCTTACTGGTTTACCGGCCTATGCCTACGGTTCTGACCAAGGCGCCGGAGCAGCCAAAACCGCAAGCGGCTATTCGATGATGATGAATGCCACTTCAAAGACTATCAAAAACGCAGTGCGCACTATCGATCGCAACATCATCGAGCGGATTGTCGAAAAGCTATACAACCACTTTATGTTGTTCCACCCCGATCCTGAAGTGAAGGGCGATGCACAACCTAAGGCCAAAGGTTCTGACCAGTTAATACAGAAAGAAGCCCAGGCGATGCGACAGCAGGAAATGCTGGGAATGACCGCCAATCCAATCGATATGCAAATCATCGGTATGGAAGGGCGCCGCAAGCAGTTAGAGCAGTTCTACAAAGCGAACGACACTGATTCTAGCGACATCATCCCCGATGCTGAAACTCTAAAGCAGAGAATGGCCGCTCAAATGCAGGGCCCACAAGAAGGGGCGCCAAGTGCTCAACCTGCCGCATGATACTAAAGAGAAAACAAAGCTACTCAAGGCGTTACACCGCCTAAACAATGACAGCGACTATCAAACACTGACCGCGTTTCTCGCTAACGAGCAAGCGAAGGTCGACAAGAAATTGCGCACAGCCGATACGGACTTTCTCCGAGTCCAAGGCCATGCACAAATTTTGGCACGATTGCTAGAACTGGGTTCTGATGCAAAAGACCTTCTTAACAATCTGCCTGATCAGCCCTAAGTAATACCGCTGACCGATCAATCAGCGACTACTTAACGGCTAACCCTAACTGACCCGCCATCGTGCGGGTTTTTTTATACGCGAATACCAATGCCAGAGACTCCGAAAGGAACACCTCAATGGGATTGACTCGTCTGGAGAAAATATAACGTGAGTGTACCTGAGTCAGTAAGAAAGGCCGCCGAACAGGCAAACCAATACATCGTAGCGCAAAACACTGCAGCCGCAACTTTGCCGGATGACGGGAAAAAGCCAACTGAAACACCGGAGCCTGAGCCCAACCAGCCAGCACCGACTTCAGTGCAGCCAGATCCAACTAAGACACCAACTGAAGGTTTTCAACCGCTAGACAAGCCGTTAGGTGAAGACGATGCCAAATGGGAGAGTCGCTACAAGATTCTTCAAGGCAAGTACAACGCCGAAGTTCCTAAGCTCAGCAACCAAATCAAAGAGCTAACAGAGCAAGCTGCTAAGTCAACACCGGTTGATCAAGCCCAAGTCACCACACTGCAAGCCGAAGTCGCACGACTCACCCAAGAGCTTAAATCCAAACCATCGCAACAGCCCTCTGCTCCTTCGAGCGACCAAGAGAAAAAGCTACGTGATGAGCTTGGTGATGATGTGTTCGATTTTATGGAGCAAAAGTACGGCGCTCGATTGAATCAAGTGGATCAAATCGCTCAGCAAGTGAATCAAGTCGATCAAAAGGTCACGACGAGCACGCAAGAGAACGCTACGGAAGTCCGTAAGGGCCTAATGCGTAATCGTTTGACCGCTAAAAACGTCGACTTTGACGGACGCAACCGCGACCCGCTCTTTATTGATTTCATCAATTCCCGAGCAGAAAACGGCGTCGTGCTCAGTGTAGTTCTTGGTAACGCCTTCAATAGTGGCGATCTGGATAAGGCGGAAGAAATCTTCTTGGCCTACGACGCACCCACAACCCCAACTGCGCCCAATTCTTCAGCGCCCGATCTAACTCAACACGTTCAAGTTTCCCCTAGCAGTGTGCACACCGATGCCGCACCGCAGGTAGAGGCGTGGACTGATGAGCAGATCAAATCTTTCTATACCGATAAGGCGATTCCCGGAAAGATCTCACCTGAAGATGCGGCGCGATACGAACAATCTTTATTCGCGTTTCTGTCCTCACAACAATCATAGGGCAGCGCGAATTTCCGCGAGGCTATAAATCATGGGTTATCCCGTAGACGCTGGTGCCAAGAATTACTCTAGCACTGGAGCAAATAACAACTCCAATTTCATTCCTCAAGTTTGGTCTTCTAAGCTTGTAGAAAAGTTTTACACCTCAACTGTATTTGGTGAGATTGCAAACACCGATTACGAGGGTGAGATCAAATCGTACGGTGATGAAGTTATTATCCGTACCGTTCCAAGCATCACCATTACGAACTATGTTAAAGGTGCAGGCCTCAATTACGAGCAGCCAGAAAGCCCTAGCGTCTCCTTGAAAATTGACCAAGGTAAGACGTTTGCATTCGAGCTGTTCGACATCGATAAACATCAATCCGATGTGAACTTGATGAACGAGTGGTCTAATGATGGCGGTGAGCAAATGAAAATTTCGGTGGATGCCGATGTTTTGTCTGCAATTCCTTCCGATGCCGCTGCAGAAAACTCCGGGGCAACTGCGGGTAAGAAGTCTGCCGTCATCGACCTGGGTACGACCGCTGCTCCACTGGCTGCAACCAAGGCCAATATCCTAGAAATTTTGGTTGACTACGGCACAGTGCTGGATGAGCAGAACGTACCCGATTCAAATCGCTGGGTTGTGCTTCCCGCTCGCATGTGTGGCTTGATCAAAAAGTCTGATTTGAAAGATGCCAGCCTTTCAGGTGACAGCGAATCCATTCTACGTAATGGTCGTCTGGGCACAATTGATCGTTTCACTATCTACAACTCGAACAATGTGAATGCCGCTGCAGGTAAGCACGACATCGTGTTTGGTCACAAATCAGCTTTGACCTTTGCAGGTCAGATCGAAACCATGGAAAAAATCAAGAATCCGAATGATTTTGGTGATCTTGCCCGCTCTTTGTTCGTGTTCGGCTTCGAAACCATCAAGCCTGAATCGCTAGGTCACTCTGTAGTTACCTTGTAATCACCATTCCACCTCAGTAAGCAAGCCCTGATAACCGGGGCTTTGCTTTACTTGGAGAAAGTTAATGCCTAAAGAAAAGAAGTTGCCGGCTATGCCGGAAGCCTATCGTACGCCTGCTGGTCGTGTTGTTTCGGCCAATCCAAATCTTCACCGCTTGGTTGTAGATCAAAAAGGAAAGTACGGAAGTTATGTGCCTTGTGACGTAGAAGGTAACGCTACTGGAGTCGAAGAAACTGCGGCTACCTTCACGGCCGAAGATATGGCTGCTGAGAAGCAGCGCGGTATTGATCAAGGCTGGGAAGATGCTCGCGCTCAGCTAACACCCGTCATTGAAAAAGCCACAGCGCAAGCAGTAGCTGAAGCAGAAGAAGCCGCTGGCGTTGCTCTTGAAGCTGCCAAAGCAGAAGCGTTTGAATCTGGCAAAAATGCCGGTCTTGAAGAAGCCAAAGCCCAAAAGGGCCAAGGCAAGAAGAAAGGCCAGTAACCGATATGCCGACCACTAAAGTCACGGACATCATAGGGCGCTGCAAGACGGTGTTGTTTGATGCGCTGCAAGTTCGATGGAGCGACGCAGAATTGCTCGACTGGTTTAACGCCGGTCAAGTTCATCTAGTCGCCATTCGTCCTGATGCAAACACTAAGCGCGAAGATCACACTTGTACTCTCGGTACAGAGCAGACATTGCTCGCCGAAGGTCTACGCCTCATTCGTGTTGTTCGCGACGCAGGTGGCTCGGCAATTCGATTCATGGATATGGATCAGCTCGA